CTACTTATCTTCTATTTTGTCAAATGCTTTGATGCGACCGTTTCTCTTCATGTGATTTAATTTGGAATCTGTGATGTCATAAACCGAAGCCACAAAGAAATAGTCGTTTTTCTTATCTAGTTTGACAGCGACCAGAACATTATCTGCAAGGACTTTGATAACTTCAAAACTCTCTGTCTTCACATTCTTATTTTGACCAACAAAATCCGGCGAATCCAAAATAGTAGCAACATCTGGGATATATTTGATCATCTTTCGATGTCTGCTTTTTAACATATGTTTTTCAAGATTTTCTTCGTGGATCAGGATATCGGTTGCAGAAGTTTCTAACCCTACTATTTCCTTGATTTTTTGACTGATTTTTACATTGTATTTCATGATTTTTATTATACCACATTCCTTTTCACAAATCATAATCCCCAGCAAATGCTGGGCTGAAACTTTATTTAAATGTACCCCAAGCATTGCCGAAACGCTTACCGTCTTTGGTAGCGCCCGTCGCAACGTAGTTACGTTTGCCGCTGCCGCCTATGTAAGACACCCAGACATAGCCATTGACATCGATGATGACAGTATCATAGTCAAATGATTCACCACGCTTGTATACTGCTACAATCTCGCCTGAAGTATTTGGCGCCCTGCGAACATTGAGAGCATCGACCGTGACAGTCATAGTGCCCGTCTCGCGATAGGAACGAGAGCCTGCAAGGTTGGGTGCTGACTGTGCGACCGTGCCAGGCGGTGTGATGTAATGCACGACCTGTTGACGATAGCTTGCAGCGCTGTAGTAGTTGCGGACAGGGTAGCGTTTGCCACCGAAATTTTGCTCTAAGATAGTCAATCGGTCACCGTCGACTGCTTCGACGATTACCACATGTCCGTAAGGGTTTCCTGGTGTTGCCCCAAGCGTCACAATCTGACCTGCTTTAAATGGACCAGATGTGGAAACTGTCCAGCCGTTAGCTTGCCAGTTGTATGATGAGCCGATGTTTTTGGCAGAGATTGTATCGCCGATTGCACCGCTGACCCAGCCCACACCAGCGCCAAGTCCGACAGTTGCATCCGGACTAATCATGCGCTCGTACCAACTAGCCAAAGCGTAGCATTCGCCGTTGCCAACAGACACACCGGACCCAACCTGAGCTCTTACATTATTTAATGCTTCATTTACTGTTGTCATAGGCTTCTCCTTTCCACGCATCATTCATCTGCTTGACTGCGCTCTCGATAAAGGTCTCTAACTGTGTATCAGTCATATAGATGTTGTATTTAGCAAGCTGACCTGTTACGCGACGTTTAGCCATGTCTAGCTTGTCTACATGCTTGTCCTGGTCTAGCTTGGCGATTTGTTCAACTGCATTAACAGCGTTCCGTGCCAGAATCTCTGTAATTTCGACCGCTCGCTTACCACCCTTGGCAATCAGATACTTTTTGACCTCATGGACAATCATACCAGCAACGATAGCTAATATACCAGTAGCAGACCCTATAATAATTTCTGTAAGTTGATTCATACTTATTCTCCTTTTTCGATTTTTTCAATACGGTCACTCATTAATGACACTTCACCTTTTAAGCCACCGATTTCACGAGCCATGGCTCCCATTTCTGCGGTAGTCTTTTCAAGATGATTCATCAAGCGGTCCTCCCGCTTGTTACTTTCTTCCTTGGCCTGCTCATGGAAATCCATGAGCTTAGCTTCTCGCTTGTCTGACGTCTTAATCAGATAACGGATGACGAATCCGAATAATAAAATAAACAAAATAGCCCAAGCAACTTGACTTTGGGCTATTCTTTCTGCGTGTTCGATTGGCATAGGCTACGCCTCCGCTCCTGCTGTTGGGTCTGTCCAATCTGGATTTCCGTTTTCATCAAATTTCATGATCCAATACTCTTCGTTGAGCATGTCAGCAATATTAATTGTCGCAGCGGTACCGCCCCACTGATTAAAGGCCCAGATAGTTTCCACATCCACAAATTTGCGACGACCATTCACAATTGCAGGACGTTTTTGCACATCACGGTACATATAAAAATCATTTGTCGCATTCTTGCAGCGAATGAATTCCCCGTTTTCCTTCATATACTGCAATGCAGTCGCAAGGTCAAATGGTTGTGTTGTTTCTTCCAAATTAAGCAATGTGTTGTTAGTAGTTTCTGTCATGATTATTCTCCTTCTTCTTGGTCAATGATTTCCTCTGGTTTAGTAGCTTCATCCAGTTGCTGAGTTAAGTCAGTAATTTCTGCCCGCAGATTAGCGATGGTCTGCTGTGCCTCAGTTAGTTGCACAGCGAGCAAGTTTTTCGTCGTCATCTCCTCTGACAGTTTTGTCACGAGGTCGTTATTAGTCAAGCGTAGCGCTTGAGTGATTTGTTCTTGATTCATGATTCCTCCTATAAATTTAATTCAAATTTCCAGTTGTCCCGTCTAGCTTTTATGTGTGTGCGAAGCGCTGCGTTGAACTCAAAATTGTTGTAGATGATGTGATTCCAAATGTCCCATAATGCTGCCACTGCTGTATCCAATCGGACAGGCTTTGAATTTTTATCCGGAGCCACAAAGTGCTTAGACCAAATTTCGGACTCTGCGTTCATGTTAGCTGGGACTATACGTTGAGTGACAGAATTGATATTCCAACCGACATCGCCTTGTGCATGTCTTAATAGCGTGTTATCTCCATAAATCCTCACATTGTCTTCTGTGTTTATATTGTTTGTGTTCTCTACAACAATCCCTGCAAATGTTGCCGAATTAAAAACTTCTCCTCCATTACGGTTACTCCCGATGATTGTTCGCGAGTAATTCCCTTCGGTTTCGAATTTTATAAATTGAGTAGGGTGTCCAGTATAGATACGTCTTATTGCAGCTACGTTTGTGTAAAAGTTGATTTTACTTTCGTCGAAATTGACATCCATACCACCGTTGAGTGCTTTAGCAATACCGCCAGCAATCTGTTTAGCTGACACAGCCACTGCCTGGACGCTTGTGATAAATGCGCTTTGAGCAAACAGCTGCTTAAACAAAGCTTCGTTTGCTGTCATCTTGTTGACAAAAGCTTGGTCGAATACAAGCTTACTACCGTCGATGGAATTAGCTTTGATCCGTGCAGCATCCAGCGTACCAGTCTTGATTTTACCAGCATCCAAATCGCCAATTTTAGCAGCGCTGATTACACCATCTTGGATATATGTCTTGCCGGTAATCTGTACGAGACTGCCGTCAAGCTTAATAGAGCCATCTCTGTTTAGATTAATCTGGCCCAACACATCGCCAGCCTTTGTCAGGCTTTTGATCGCATAAGACCCTGCAAGTGTGCTGACCTGGGTCTTAAGCCCGTTAGTACCAGACACCTCCTGGACCAAGCCTGCTGCAGTCTGCGTAACCTTGCTGACATTATCCAAAATACTTCCTGTCGTACCGACAGCGCCGATGGTACGAGTGTGACTGTCGACTGTGTCGTTAACGTTGTGAAGAGCTGTGACGGTGGCGAGGTCTTCTGGCGCATCAAAATGGCCTTTATTTAATGCACCTTCGTACAACGCGACACCAGCAACTTCTATGATTTTGATACCGTCTGCGCTATTGTTTCGACCAATAATCACTTTTTTTACTGTGTCAGTTTTGCTTTGAGACCACTTGACCCAGTAACGTTGCCACTCAGTTGTTACCTGTACCCGCGCTAATCCGTCCGAACTACCACTTTTATAACCTGTGCTTGATTCGGCTTTTGTAGTCGTGTTTGGATTGTAAAAATGGCAATAAAGCGTTGCGCCATCAACATCAGATTTAGCGTAAAAGCTAATGATATAATCATTTGCCGTTACGGGTATTGTCGTATACGCGCTAAACGTGTCAGAATATCCAGTTGTAGGTCTCGAGCGTGCGATGTTAAAATCAAGGTATTTATCTGATGTGTTAAAGCTTTTAGCATCATTACCGCTTAAATCTTTTGTCCCTTTTAGTAGATTTCGGGTTCCAGCGTTGCTAGGTATCAGACCTCTTGTTTCTGTAATCTGACGCTCAAAGCTACCAGCTGTCTCTTTCACAAGATTTTGTACGGTCGTAGATAGCGCATAAGGTTGCAGAGCACTACTAGTAATGTATCCACGACCTGTGATGTTGTTGTCAACATCAGACTTGGTCTGGTAACCTTTACCAGCGATTGCAGTGTCTACTTGCGATGCAGTCTGAAACCCTTTATCTGTGATTGCTTTATCAACTTGCGTCTTTGTCAATCGCTTGCTAATCTCGGTCGCATTTTGAGTAATAGCTGTTTCAGCATCATCCACACGGCCGGTCAGCGTATTGTAGTCCGTTTGCGATACTTTGCTTGACACATCGCTAATTAACTGTCGGATTTTAGCCTCAGCAGTCGTGACCTTGCTATCAGTCGTAGTCAGGCTAGTCGATAATTGCTCGACACCGGATGCGGTTTGAGTGATTGTGGTTTTAACAGATGATAGTTCATTCGCAAAATCTTCAGGCGCTGGTGACCAATCCTTATTTAAGCTACCCTCGTATAGAGCCACCCCAGCAATTTCAACTGTTGCATTATTTGCGCTAAAATTACGTCCGATTATCACGTTTTTCTTAGTGTTAGATGGTGTCTGCGTCCATTTTATCCAGTAGCGTTGCCAAGTTGTTGTCAGATTGATAATGGCAAGACCATCTGTCCCTTTACCGATGTACCCTGTGTTACTTTCGCTTCTTGTTGTCGTGTTTGGACTATAAAAGTGGTTGTTAATCGGTGTGCCATTAATCGAGGATTTTGCGTAAAAACTGATTATGTATTCCGTGGCATCAGGAACAATTGTTGTTGACGCTCTATAAGTGTCAATATATGTTGCTGCCGATGGTGCTGTTCTGGCGATCCTAAATCCTTGATAGTAATCACTTGTTACATTCGATGTCCAATATATATCAGTCAGCTCTTTAGTGCCTTTTAATAAGTTACGTGTTCCGGCTGTGATAGGTATCTTCCCCTCAACCTCGCTAATCTCAGTCCGTATCTGACCGGCCACAGTATCAACCTTTGCGCTCGCTGTATTGATTTTACCGTCAAGCGTTTGAGTACTTGATGTCAGTTCTTCCAACTTACGGTCAACCGTGTTTTGATACGTTGCTAAATTTTGCTTTGCAGTGTCAGCGGTTGACTTAATCTCGTTAAGTTTTTGGGTCGTTCCACGGACATCCTCTGTGTATGTTGACTTAGCCACATAATTAGTAGCAATTGCAGTACGCTCGGCTGTTAACTGTTTGGCCGTCTCTGTCTTTGATGCCTCAAAATACGACTGAGCGCGAGTTGATTCGCCGTCCTTGTATGTTTCAAGGCTTGTTAATCTGTTAGATAACTGCGTAGCTGTCTGATTGGCTTCGGTCTTATTCTGAGTGACCTTACCATCTAACGTGCTAACGGTTGATTGTAAGCCAGCGTAGTTTTGGTCGGCAGTCCGCTTGTACTCGGCGATTTTGGACTCAAAATCAGCGTTGCTTTGAGAGTAATCCTCGATTACTGCGGATAAATATAGATTAAAATTTTCGAGACTTACAGCGGTATTGAGGGGGATTGTATTTGTGAGACGGATGAATACATTGTCTGTCTTATAAGCTTTTGTTGCGTCGCTCAAATTAAACTTTAAGTCAAAATGTTGTAACGCAGTTGTGCCACCTTTAAACGTGATACCTGCTCCATACCACGGAGTTGCCGAAAAATGGACAGTTGTTGTAAAGTCTGATTGTAAGGCTGGATTAAACGCTATATCAAAAGACACCCTTACATAATCTTTGACAAATCGTGTATCATTTTGCCAAAACTCCTCATCAATATAAGTCCTCACATCTTGAGTTGTTAAACTAGTAATGTAGTATTTACGAGATTTTGAGTTTTTAAAATAGTTACGACTACCAATTTTTAAACTCTTAAACCGCTCTGTAACGCCATCAATACCACTTTGTAAATCAGCAGTCTTACGATTGATACTATCAATTTGACCAGTCTGGGCATTTACCGTCTGATTGAGTTGAGTGTAATTAGTTTTAACACCAGCTAGACTATCCTCAACGACTTTAGTACGATTGGTCACGCTCGTAAGGTCGCCAGTCGTTTTGTCGACAGTTTTAGTCAGCTCGTTTAAGCTCGTTAGCGTGCCATCTGCAAGCTTTTTCGTTTCGGTGGTAAGCTTGGTCAACTCAACTTGTTTAGTCGCTTGTGCGATAAGCTGTGAGGCCTGACTTTGTAAATCATACTTAGCTTGTGTGATATCTCGTTGTGCTTGCACAGCCTTAGCATCAATCGCGTTAACTTGATTTTGCAAATCAGTCTTAGCAGTATTTAACGCTTGATTAACGGTCGCAACCTGCGCTCTTGCATCTGCGATAGCTTCGGTCTTGACCTGGTTAGCTCTAGCGATGGCGTTTGCCGCATCTGCCTTGGCCTGGTTGGCAAGCGACTCGACAGACTGGGTTTTAGACAGGATGTTCGCAACCTCTCTGTCGTGTTCCTGTTCCTGGGATTGCATGGATTGGTTGACTTGGGCGATTTCAGTATCAATTTCCTGTTTAATAGCGTCAGCATACCGCTCAGCCTCAGCTTGGGCTTGCTCGATACCGTCATTGATTTCGGATTTGGCTTTGTTAATTTTTTCATCGAATTCCTTATCCTTATATTCCAGTTGCTGTTGAACCTCTGCTTCGATCTCAGTAGACATTTGCTCGATGCGCTTGCCTAAAAATCCCTTATAAGAATACTGAGTATCATTACCAGCTTTGCTGTCTGCACTAATTTTGGATTTTAGACCGCCCTTGAAATTAAAAGATTGACTCAGTACAGGGACTTTAAAAGTCTCGTTTTTGTTTGTTTTTAACGTAATCCATTGCCCGACATCCAGTTTTAGGTGTCCTTGCCAATCAAGAGAAAATGGATAATACTTGATTTCTTTCAAATCATAATACAAATCGTCTAAGATATTCTGTATCATGAAGCTATTTTCTAGCTCTAAAGAGCGACCAGTTCGCAATCCAACTGTTAACGTCTCTTTGTCTTTCTTGCAAGTGATACCTGCAATCTGGTACATAAGTTCGCTTTTAGTCAGGCCGTGCAAAAAATAATTATCAGCAGTAATTGTGATATTTGATTCAGTCAACTCACGAATTTCCAATTTGCCTTTTCTGTTAAAAAAAGCAGAAAAGCCAAGCAATTGAATCGCTTGACTTAGTACTTCTCTAAAAGTAATGTCCTTTTTATCCGCTTTTGATTGGATATGATGCTGAATCGCTCGGAAACCTAAATCATCTGTTTCTAACTCTACTCCTGTCTTTACACAAATTTCGCGAATGACATCTCTAATCTGTGCCGGGTAAGTCAGGTCAGAAATATAAGGTTGATTGAGCTTGAACATCCCATCCATCAGATCTAATTCTGTGGTATTCCTGTTGCGGTCGATGTTAATATCGTTGACAAAATACTCACCCATTGCAACCCACTCGAAGGAATCGCCAACTTTTAGTCCTATCTCTGGATAAACTTTATCCAATTTGTTAAAGCTAGTGATGATAGATGTAAAGGTCAATTTAGCCGAACCAGCAACTGTTCCGCCAGGTTTTAAAGTATCGCCGCTGATATATCCATAATTGAAACTAGCTTCTTTGATGTCGCTAGAAGTATAGGCGCCTGCACGAATAGCAAACACCCTATCTTTAGCTAACATAGCTTGGTTAAATGTTACCGTGTGAACCACCTTACCTCTCTATTAAACTAAATTTTAAACCGCTCCATGGTTTGAGTTTTTCATCAAATGAATATGCTGGTGCTGTTCTGTCACCAACATAGAATGTTTTAGAGGTCTGCCCTAAGATAGGGTCCGGATAGGATACTTCAAAGAAAACAGGCTGAACAGCATTCTGTATCTGAGCCATCTCAGCCTGTGTCAACATCCCCCAATCACATTCCAATTTGCGCTTGGTTGTAATCCTATCCCTGACCATGTCTCCGTTAGCATTTCGACCTGTCTCGCCATCTACATCATTGATAGCGACTTGAAAAGATTTAGGAGGTACTACTGTAACTCCATTGATAATCAATCGACTCATGTTTCCCTCCTAAATGTTTAATAACAGTTCGCCAGCTTGCGCCTGTGCTTTGTTAATCTCATCAATCGCAAAGCGTCCGAATTCTCGGCTGCCGATATTGATGACGATGTCACCACTTGGCAATCCAGACGATTGCGGTAGACCTCCGCCCAAAGCATTAACAACTGCACCGCCGACAACTCGTCCCATTGTTTGCAGGAAGCCTGTATTTTCCAACGGCATAACTACCTCTTTACCAGCCTCCCCAATCATGGCAACGGTAGGGCTGTCCACAATACCACCACGGGCAAGACGAGGAAGGTTGACGTAGCCAATGCTACCTAGGCTAACGCCTGGAATGTTATTGATTAAACCAATAACACCGTTAATCATACCGATAAAGCCATTTACAGCGTTCTCAATAGTGGCAAACACACCATTCATCGCATAACGAAATGCACCAGAAACAGCAGTTGCTACAGCGCCACCAATGTTGCTAAACCAACTGACGATGTTATCATAAATGCCACGGAAAAATCCTACAACATTGCTGAAAGCATTTGTAATACCATTCCATGCCTCAGAAAACTTCTGTCCAAACCATCTACCTACGTTGGAAAATATATTCTCAACATCTTTCCAGCGGTCACCAAACCATTTACCTAAACCTTGGAAGATGCGGACAATAGCATCCCATCCAGCCTGTAATATTGCAACAATGGTATTCCAGACACCTTTTAAGAATGATAGAATGACGTTCCAAACGAACATGAAAATAGACGACAGTAAATCCCACATTCCTTTTGCTACTTGAACAATGCCGTCCCAAGCCTTTTCCCAGTCGCCTGTAAATACACCGACCAGAAACTCGATGATACCGCCTAGGATTTTTAAAACAGCTCCTAAAACATCGAAAACAACATTCCACGCTTGCACGAACCATTCTGCAAGTGTTTGGAATATTGGAACAAGTACTGGTAGTATGTTCGCTGCAATCCAATCAAAGAGTGGCAAAAACCCCTCTTCCCATACAACTTTCAATAAATCTACTACTTGACCGAATGCGTATAGGAAATTATCAACAAAAGGCTGAATATGGTTATCAAACATATCAGAGAACAATTGTCCGATGCTATCTAATACTGGTTGAACATCATTGTTCCAACTGTCTATCAGAGTGCCAAAGATAGAACTGAAGCCCTCAATGAACGAATCAAAGAACGGCTTTAAGTGTTCATCATAGGTTGCATTTAAGCTGATAAAGGTATTCTTGAACAAGTCCTTGATAGACGCGAAGATAGGTTCTACAGCTGATAATAAGCCGATAAATGCCGTTGTAATACCTGCTTGATTATCTACGGCTAGACGCTCCCAAAACGCCCAAAAATCTCGTTCAATCTTTCCGGTTATATCATCTATCCCCATCCGGATATAGATTAGTGAGGAGATAATGGCAGAACCGATATCGGTCGCTGCTACGCTTGTGATTGTATCGTAAAAAATTTGACCAATAGCCTGAGCTAAATTTCCGATACTAGTGATAGTGTCGCCTTTTATCTCAAATTGTCTAATTAGCCAATTCTTTATATCGAGCTTAGTTTCTTTTAAGGATTTATCTAGACTTTCGGCAATAAAGACTGCAATGCCCATCACGACATTTGCGACAGCTCCCGTTCCTTGTCCCAGAGCGTAGGATAATTTCTCGCCAAACCTTGCTGCTGCTTGCAAGACAGTTCCGTCTGCAAAGATGTCTTTTAGAGATTGCCAGATACCAACCAAAGCGTTTTTAAAACGGTCCAAGCTGTCAGCTCTAAACGACATATTAAAGCCGTCTTTAAACAGGTCTTTTAATTTTGAGAGGTAATCAAAAAGAGGTTGTAGGGTTTTATCCCATCCGTCAAATATGGACTTAAACTGGTTGTCCATATCAGTCAATTCTATTTCAGGTAAGATGTCAGTTCCGTTCCCAGAACTCCCTCCCTTGCCATTTTTGCCGCCCTTCCCTCCGCCGGAACCGCTACCAGCTCCGTCTGAGTCGTCTTTGTTCAAATTTAGGGTAGTGATTTCATCGAATCCTGCTAAGCCCAGAAGTTCTTTAGCAGCTTTCTTAGCTGATTTGGCAGTATCATCTAGATTGTCTGCAGTCCCACCGGACGCGTCATCTACACCGTCCATGGCATCGCCTAGACCGCCTACTGCGTCATTTGCGTTTTGTGCACCCTGAGCAAGATTTCCGATTGCGCTATTCTTCACGTTGGCTTTTTTGTTAAACATCAAACCGATAAACTCAGCAAGTTTAGCAGTGACATTTTTGAGTACCATCGCAAAAGAATTTAGCACAGGCATCATGGCATTAATAATCGGTAACATAGCATTACCAATATTTAGCGCCGCATCGCTCAAAAGCGATTTGAACAAGCTAATACGCCCGTTTACAGACTGTTGCAAGGTATTGCCGTACTTGGCTGTCGCTTGCTCCAAAATAGCCATCAAGCGAATTTGTTGCTGGGTATTGTAGTCTAACTGTTGCCAAGATTGCCCGTTCGCAAATCGCTTAAAGGCATTTGTGGACTCAATCATGGCGACATTGACGTTGATTCCAAGGTCTTCAATCGCTTCGGTGTTCCCTAGCAAGCCTGATCGGATACGTTCCATAACATCTGTCATGGTCCGTCCGCTACCTTGCGCAATAACAGCAGATGTCTGTAACATCTTGCCTGTATAAGCGCTCAGTTTGTCGGAATCTTTGATAAAGTTGGAAAATAGATTGGAATAGACAGCTCCGTACTTGGTAGCTTCTCCAACACTCATATTCATTGCGTTGGCATTGTTATCAATCCACTTTAAAAACGCTTGGGAACTTTCGCCCATCTGCCGTTTGATTTGATTGACTGAAGCACTCACTTCAAGAGCCATCTGCGTAGAATACATGCCGAGGTCTAACATTTTCTTGCCTAGGTAAGCTAACGCAGTAATCTTAGCAAGTTTGCCCAAAGCAGCCGCCATACCACCAGCTTGTTGACCTACACGCTCTCTAAGACCTTTTGTCTTGTTTTCAATTTTGTTTTGAGTTTGCTTCATCTGAGATTCCAATTGCTTCATCTTTTTTTGAAATGGAGCAATCTCGCCTTCGACAATAACTCTCAACTCTTCTAAGGTTGTAGCCATAGTTCCCCTCCTTTCCATGTTATCTTATTCGGAAGTTTTGAATCTTCCTCTCATTCTTTCAGCAAAAGCCCTCATCCGTTCGCGATGAATTATCAAATCTCTCTCAATTCGAGCTTGTTCTATCTGTCGCCTATCCTCTTCGAACAAAGTAGGGTAGAAGTCCCAAATGTCCGGTGCTTCACCTTTTTCCTGGAACATCATGGAAACAAAACGAGCTATCATTTGCGATTGAACAAAGTTATGCGAAGCAATTTCTTTCTGTCTCTGGAATTGTTGCCTGTTGTAACTCTCGACCAACTCTTTCAATTCCAAAAGAGTGTATTCCCAAAAAGAAAACGGGTCTACCCCTGCATCTAATGCTGTTGGATAAAACCCGTTAATCAATTCTGCGACCGAACAAGGACCAGAACCTACTCGACTACTGTCAACGTCGGTTCTTCCTTCTCCTTGTTCCGAGGAATAAAACCCGATACTTCAAACAATGGTACGATGATATCGGACATCAATTCAGTTTGTCCGTAGCCTTCATCAATGTAATCATCGAACAAGTCATAGACATCATCCAATTTGATACCATGATGGAACTTCTGCAAAGCACCTTGAACAACCAACAACATGACCTTCAAAGGCGGTAGATTGAACTGTTCGCCTGGTTGTGGCATAAAGATTTTGAGCAAATTAACGCCCAATTTTTCTTCAACTTCACAGGCTTGGCGAGTGCTAAGACGCAATTTATAGTCTGTTCCCTTGACGGTCCAAGTGATATATGGTTTACGTGTTGACATTTATACCTCCTTAAAGTGCTACTGGATCAGTGAATTCTAAATCTGACTGTAGAGCCAATTTCAATGTAAATTCGATTGCAGAATTCACGCCTCCACCGCCCAATTTGACTGCGATTTGAGCCGAGAAATGCACCTTCGTACCATCTGGGTATTCTTGTTCAAAGTGACGAACAGCCTTGGCATCTGCCAGTTTACGCAAAGTACGATAACTAGAAGTTGTTTTGGAATTCTCATACTTGAATTTATATTCCAATTCACCAGCGTCACCAATACCAAATTCATACTGCTTAATGGTATCCGCAAGGGTCGTATTCTCAACTTTCTCAGGGTCAATACCAAGTTCTGGAACTTCTTTCAAGCCCTCGATAACTGTATAGCTAGACCCTTTGGTCTCGCTCATTTTCAATTTAATTCCATTCGCTAACATGTTTTATCCTTCCATTCTGTATTGGTAAACGATTCGGGAGTTTAGATCTAAAATCCCCTCAAATCGCATGACTTTGTGTCGTAAGTGCGTTGGGTCGGGTGTATCCACGCTGGATGTACGTTTTAGCCCGAGAGATGCAAAAATCGCATCAATCGCTACTGCTAATTCTGACGTACTATCATTGTGGAAAATATCGACCTTGTAGCGCAAATAGGACATCTGTTCTGTATCATCTGTAATCTCGTAAGGCTTGTTTTCCTCTTCTAAGTAGATGATAACCGGGAAATTCTCCCAATCCTGCGGATAAGTATCTGTCACATTGTCCGCAACCTCTTTCAATTTCTTGTAAATGATGGGCTTAATATTTATCATTTGCTGACCTCTTCAATCAATTTTCGCTTAACATATCTGTTGATGTTCTTAGTGACCCGTTCCTCATTATCCTTAAGTGCTGGATAAAGATACGGTTGGGCAACTTGACCAAACATCTTGTAAAACTCGCCAATCTTGGGGAAACGATAAGGACCGGCATCAATCTGAGACTCGTGGACATACCAAGGTGTGCTTCGATAGGACACGATGACTTCTGGCGAAATGCCTGCATGGTTTGTTGCGCCTTTTGGACCTGTTCCAAATTCGACAAATCCACCATGGTCCGACGTACTTACGACTTCAGCTCTTGGATTCCCAGGCTTGGACATGCGGACCTTGATACCCGCTCTCAAATCACCATCGTTGACAGGAGCTCGCAACTTTGCATCAGCTTGTACAACATTCTTAGCAGCGTTGTGTACAGCTTTCGCTATGATTTCGGTCTGTCGTTGACTAGACAATCGTTTGAGCTTCGAGATTAACCTATCAGCACCTATCAATCGCGACATTGTTCCAACTCCAAGACTTGATGATTTGTATATCGCTTTATGGATATGACTTTATGGGTTACTTTATCGCTGTTGATACAAAAGCCATCGCCTTCATCTATAAGAGTCTCACGGTCTACCAAGCAATTCAAAATATATGCCAATCTCTGACCGTATATCTCAGCTTGTAAACGACCACTAGCAGGCCATATCTCGGCCCGTATCTCAGTAGAAACATCGCTGTAAGTAGCTTTCTTGATACCCTCATCACTCGTCACTATGACAGCTTTACGAATCAGATACGGCTTCAGTCGGTTTCGCTTCAAACGCACGACCTGCCACCCTTGCGAGTCTATGACTCCGAATACCATTCAAAATAGTATCTGACAGCCCGTCTTTATAAGACACAGACACGCCCCCTTCACTCCGTGATGTTTCGCCCTCGCTTCCTTGGCGATTGAACAACTCGAGTGCCACTTCCAGTTGCAAACCTTCCAGCGCTGGCGTAAGCTGACTTCGATTTGTCTCAGTCAAAATGATATTTTTTGCCCTCAAAAGCAAAGACGAGAGGATTTTATCATCACTCTCGCCTGTTAAAGTTTTTAAATCTTCTAGCATATCCGCCCCCTATTTTGCAGGAGCTTCTGCTCCTTTGGTCTTGATTTCTTCAATGTAATCAGCCAAATTCACGTCTTGCAATTTAGCGTTTTTCTTCATCTGCTTATGACGTTCCTTGGTCAATTCGATGATATCGTTAACACGATGAACAAAACCAAGTTCGTCATCAGTAAACTCTTTTAATACCTTAAAGCGCATTTAGGGCCTCCTAGACAATCTCTTTCCAGTTGGCTGAATCGCTACCAGGAGCTGTTGAGGATGAATTTACTTTCTTAGTGGCTTCAAACAACTTACCTTCGTTCTGTACACGAGCACCAGCTTCATAAGTTGCACCAGATACCCACTGCTCTGCACGGATGTTTAATTCGCCTTGTGCGCTTGGCTTCGCTTCTGGTTTAGAGGTCGCAATAGAAATGATGTACTTCTGGTCAAAATCAAAGACAAATGCTCCAGTATACAGCAATTGTTCCACCAACTCACCAAAACGACCTGGGATGTTGTTGTTATACTTCGTTTCATCTACTTGGATAGGCGAAACGACTACCCCGCCGATTGTCGCAACAGCTTGTACGCCTTTAAGGTACTTAGATGGTACTTTGTAAACCGTGAATGTATCCAACTGACCGACATAACCTTTGTAAAGCACAGTTTGATTGGTGTCTCCTTGTGGAAGGTTGACAATTTCTGACTTAATCGCTTTATAAAATGCTGGCGTCACAAACAACAAGCGGTTTTCCACTACGTCCAATTCATCCAATTTCTCAGAAACATCCAAGACAGCTTGGTAAGAATTATTAGCACCTTTAGTATTAGCTGGTACGACATTATCGCTGACATTACCAAGAAGAGCGTCAAAACGAAGATGGTCTAAGTACGGCGCCACAACTTCGGCAGCTTGACGAGCGACAACATAATTGACATTGACTTCACCGTTTGAATCACGCTCATCTAGACGATCCACAAAACGCCCCCAGTATTTTTCTTGGTCCAGAGTGTATGTGCGTTCTTCTGTTTGTGCATGGTCGAACTCATTGTCAGCATTACGCTTGTAGTCTTTGAGTTCTGTTGTGTCAGATTTTGTAACAGTAAATGAACGCCCGTTCATTTCCACTGCATCATTCGATAGCAAAAGCGGAGCTGAGTAAGATTTTTTAGCAACAACTTTCTCGATAATCCCTAAGAATTTTTCACGGGATGTTGCGGTGTTAATATTTTCAAATGGCATATTTTATTTTTCCTTTCTTATTTCAAAAAATCACGTTCCCACTTTTCAACGGTTGGTTGTTCTTGTGGCGCTTTCTTCATCGGTGCACTTCCTTTGGTCTTATCAGCAACACCTTTTAAGACTGCTGCTTCCCAAGTCTTTTGAATAGCATCAATGGAATCACGTACACTATCAGCGTCAGCAAGATTAACCACGTCTACTAACTCGATTGGTAAGCCACGTTCGCTTAAAATCGTCTTAGCTTCAGCGGTTAGCTCTCGGCGTGTGATTTCTGCTTCACGGTCAGCAAGGTCCTGTTCACGCTTATCAAGCTGGTACTTCTGCTTGTCTTCAGCGTTCATCTTGGCTAATTTCTTAGCTTCTGATTCAGCTTTTTCCTGCTCTGCTTTCCATTTAGCAAATTCCTTGTCAATGATAGCATCAACATCGGCATCGGTGTACTTCTTTTCGTCTTTCGGGTCTGTTGTGACTTGTTCAGGTTCAGCTGCTACCTGTTTGTCATCTTCGACCGCTTCGACTGTTTGTGTTTCTTCGTTCATTGCGAACCTCCTATTTTTAAAGTCGTCCCCGACTGTTTTTCCATAGCTTTTACCGTCTTCAATGCTTGGACCAAAAAGAAAACTGGTCAATTTCGACCAGTTTAAAGTAATTTAGAGTAGTTTCAAGCAGTCTTTCCTGCTGTCAAGATGAGTGACCACCTCCTCACATAGAATCCAAAACACTGCGAAAACCAACAATATTTTGGGGTCCAATCGCCTCATAAGTATCATTGAAAATATCTTCCTTACATGGATATATTTCTCCGTGGATACCTTTAATAATATAACAGCCTTCGTCAGCTCGCATTACACCTTCCAAAGTCAAAATGTACAACGTGTTTGTTTCTTCGTCATAGTTAAGTTGACTTCTACCACAAAGACTGTAAACATCTTCAAAATTTCTACCGTTCCACTGAACTGCTTCAATTTCAACAGGTTTCTTACGATAACGCATTTTTTACTCCTTTATTTACGACTAAACCAAGACTTCTTGGACAGCTTGTTAGCTACTTTCTTTTCAAGATAATCAAATCTCGAATTCGTAGCCTGGGCGTTGCGTTCGATAATATTCTCTAGCTCAGCCACACGATTATATAGCCGGTTTTGACCGTTGACGATAATGTCTATCGTTGTAGAAATAGCCAGTAGCCATTGTTCCAAAGCTTGTATTGGACGATATTTCTTTTTAATCCGCTTATTCATGGCGTTCTCCTTTCCAAAAATTATAATCTTTTAGTGACCTTACCACACTTCTTGCAATAATAAAAATCAATCTTATAATGCCCTAAATCTTTGAACCAAAAATCATGAACACATAAGAAAGTCTTGATGAACCATTTTTTTATTTTACTTAGTTGGTACATACTCCCTCCTATTTTCTGCAACAAAAAAGCACTCGACTACTTGAGTGCTTATTTAAATAATTGGTCTGCCTTCTGCATATGCTTTTTTTGCTTCTTCTAACGTCATCTTATTTGGACCGCCGTCAATATTTGTTTCACCAGTGTTTTCCCAATTACATTCGCACACATCAAATAACATGACATTCCGTCCACAAACAGGGCAGCGAATGTACTCTTCTCCATCAATCAGGAAAATCTCGTTTGTAGTTTTCATAATAGTATTTCTCACCTTCATCTGGTTTTAACATTGTGTTCAATCGCGCCTGATTATTTTTGTTTCGCCGACCTATTACGATAATGTTCTCAGCCTTATCATAGCGAACTCTACGTCCATCCTCGGTCTCATAACCCAAAATATTTTCATCGGTAGGACTAGCAATCAGTTCCGATGCAAGTTTTCGATACTCTTCTTTAGTCAAACTTGGAAACTCATGACCGTGTTTCTCAAAATGACCATTAAAAGACTTCTCAGACGGGAATTTCGCTTTTATCCATCTAGCTTGGTCCTGTAACTGTCCATATCCCTCTTTATCATTATACTTCAAATCAATATAGTCTTCAAGCGATTTAGGGGCTTTATCTCCAAGAATTGACTTATATTTCTCGTACTGGTTATTGGCACGTTCAATCTTCCAAATGTCCAAGTTATCCGCCTTGTATTTTGGTTTGACATACTTCTCATACCAATCTTTATACGTCATATTGGCAGGGACTTGAATAGTTTTGCCTGTCACTGGGTCTCTGGCGCTTCTGGTTGCTTTGGCTAACCATTCTGAATCGTCTGATGCTATTGTATCCGACCGACACCAAGGATGCATAGGAGGATAGTTCTTGCCAGTTATCCGTTCACTAACTTTGTAGATTTTACCATCATGCTCTCGACAGATACTTGACGTTCTCAAATCTAATGTTGCGAGAAAACGATAATATTCCACATCTGCTTCTTCATAAGCCTTCGCTTCCATTTCTGCATGGAAATAACTCGTTTCTGTTCGAATCAACCGTCGAGCATTTTGACTCCCTTTTCCGAATTGAGCCTCAATGACTTCTGCGGTCTCGTGAGCTGACCGACCCGTTAACAGACTGACTGCCAATTGCTTTTGTAATTCACTTGCTAAGGCTTGAGTATTACCCCAAATCCTTTCAGAGTAATTCGCCCCCAGCCATGGCGTTTGCTGGATAGCTCTGATTTCCTCTGGGTCAATCCTGTTAAAAGCGAATCCCACACCAGACTGCTGTTGCAAATCAAAAATCGAATGGTAGTAAGCATCTGGAATAAATTCATCATAGAAGGCTCTAGAAGCCTCATTTTCGGCTTTATATAGTCGGGCAGGTAAATTATCCACCTCCCTCTGTAAAGCCTCGTATTTCTCAATTCTGGAAGCGTAGGGAGCCGAATCTAACAAGATAAGCAACTGCCGTATCTCTTCACTGTCCGTTGTATTCTGTAAAGCTAATTTTAACTCCCGAATATCAGATAAATCCTTGACATTAGCCAACACCCTAGCAGCTTCATCTTCCGTCAGTCCGTGGTCTCTGCGATAACTCTCAAAAATCTGGTCTATCTTAGAAGTGATATGCCTACTTGCTAGCTTGTGGATTTCGTCGAGTTGCTTTGCGGTTTGCTCTGCCTGGTCCATCGCCTGAACCATTCGCTGGGCTTTCCGCTTCTCCCAATACTTCTGATTGTCCATCTGTCACACCCTCTTCATAAGGCAAATTCTGGCTAAATGCAGGCTCTTCCTGCGTCTTTTCTTTCTCAAGCGCTTCAATCTCTGCATCTGGGTCTTCCACAAACGGCAAGAGTGAAATAAGCTGGCGCAGACTGACCTTGTCTTTAAGATTGCTGATGATTTGGGAAAGTTCCAATAAATTCTTCGGCAAACCACGGCTAAACTGTGGGATAATTGCCTTTGCATTTTCGTATATCTGCGACCAATTGTAATAGTCCGCAAAAATCTGTATGCGCTTGTGTAGGGATTTGATATAATACCGCTCTTTGGTCTTGGTAATCATTTCAAGCCCCAAAAGCTTAAATTCCATAGCAACGCCCGATGTATTCCCTGCAAAATTCTCATCTGACAGATTAGGGACATGACTAAACGTATAAATGTCCTCTTTCAACGACTTGCGCAATACTTCCACAGACGCTTCATCCAAAACATTCTTCAAAAATTCTGCGTTTGCGTCTTTTGGCAATTCCAGCAAACCTTCTTCACGCAATATCTGCATGGCTTCCTTTGCTTCTTCTGGCGTGTCCGCAAGTGCTGCACCATACAAGACCAAAATAGACTCAATAGCCTGTTCCTTGTCATTGACTCGGTTACCCATCAGAGAATTATATGCGTCAATCAAGCTAATCTGTTGCTCATAATCTCCGACCATATAGCGATTGTTTCGATATTCAATAATAGGCAGGGCTCCGAGATTATGCGGAACACCCTCTTCTGACTCTTTCTTTTGCTCACGTAAAGACATGCTATATTGCAGGTTCTCTGTCAATACCTGAGCTCGATAATACGTCTCTTCCGTCACATCGTCCTTCGTTTGATAATAATAGACCGCAAACAAAGGTTTCTGTTCAATCGAATCATCATAAACAATAAAAGTGTTCTCTGGTTCTAGACTGCGAGTTACCAGCTCATTTTCATCCTCTTTGACATAGATGTACTCATAAGCCCTGCCGTAGATTGCCATGTTCAAAGCGTTGTCTAAGTCTGTCGAATCAACATCTGCACTATCGAAAGTTTTTAGCAAATCCTCGATGTCCATATCGTCGGTCTTAGGATAGCGGATAGCATTGCCCATAAAGTAACCTGTGGCGGTATCCGCAATATCCTTAGCATGATTAGCAACCGTCTTAAAATTTGGCAGATTACTTCTGCGTGTGTGCTTCTCAATAGCATGTTTTCCAAGGTAGTAATCTTTTAACCTTTTTAACTCGTTAGCAGTCTTGTCATGCTTCAAAATCAATTTGTAAATGATATCCTTATCTAAATTCTGCTCGTTATACAACGAGCGACTATAGACCAATACTTCTTCCATTTTTGCTCCTTTCTACAAGCCGTAAAGCGATTTGCGTTTGACTTTGGCTTTAGTTCTAATTTTGTCATTAATTGCTTCGACTACGCCTGTCAGTGCATCTGCAGCATCATCATGAACATTCTTACCTTCTCTTTGATAGCTCATAAGATTTTGATATAATTCTGACCAACGATGTCTCCAATTTTCAGGGAAATAGATATGCTCTATTGCCCAGGTCGTATTGGTCAAAATTCTTGCTTGTTTATTTTGAGACTGATGAAACCAATTAAAAACTGTATATCGGTTTTGGTAGCTATCTTGCGTCAAACGTTCAACGTTTCTAGCGAATCCGCGACCGCCATTATTACTTTCGATGTCACATGTATTGACTTGCCACTCTGCTAGTTTTTGAGCTAGCAAAGGCTCTGTTACTTCCATCGGTTCCTTTGTGAAAACAACGTCCAAGATATACGCTTCATTGTCCATAGTGACGCCGTAGATATAACTAGCTAGATAGTCCTTGCCTGTATCTGCCGTATCAGTGTAAGCACTAATACGCTTAAATGTCGGCTTGTCAACATAGGTCTTAAATACACTATACAATCTACCCTTGATGTCAATAGGCTCTTGCTGGTAGTTTGCAGATGCAATATCGGCCCCCATAGTCTTAGTCTTTTGAAGATAAGCTTGTTTACTCAATACTTCGTCACAAAGCATCGTATCCGTAGCTTCGTCGTAAGCTTTCATGCTAATGTGCTTGACTTTGTAATCAGACTTAGGAAGTTCAATCAGCGCCTTACCTGCCAAATCTTGCGAATGCCAACGTGTCATGATAATAATGATTTTTCCGCCCTCTTCAAGACGTGAAAGCATCGTGTTCGTGAACCACTCCCAATGTTTTTCTAAAACGGTTGCGTTGTTAGCTTCTTCCGCATTCTTGATAAGATCGTCAACGATAATAATGTCAGCACCGAAACCAGTCGCTGTACCTGTTGGACTTGTAGCCAAGTAGTTATTATAGCCGCCTTCCAAACTCCACAAATTCATAGCTGCATCGCCATATTTTATATGCGTATCTGGAAAAATGTCGTTAAACACAACAACGTCTTCATCTGCCTTCGTTTCCTGAATAGCATTTCTGACATTTTTCGAAAATACAGTTGATAACGTTTCGTTGTACGAACCAGTCATTATCTTTTTATCGTTGTCATTTCCAAGCAACCACTGAACGAACATGCCTGCCGTCCTTGATTTTCCGTGTCTGGGTGGTTCATTGATAACCAACACATTATGCTCGTTGTCACTTAAAAAGCCTTGTAAGTCATTACAAAGCTCGACTAAGTATCTACGAGATGGTTTGTAGAAGTCGCTTGCCATCAAATGACAATAGTAAAAGAAATCGCGACGAGCTAACTCAAAACGTGCTTGTTGCCTGATTGCCGCTCTATCCATCATCAATCAACTTCCTTAACTCATCCGTTGTCAAGTCGGCAAATGGGTTGGTTTGGTTGATATTGACTTCACCATCGTGTGTCACTGCTTGTTTTGTTTTAAAATCGTTGTCACGACGTTCTAAGTACCATTTTGACAAGTCTATATCCCCATCTTCAATCGCTTTCGATATATTAAGTTTTGCCCGTGTTTTCACACGTTGCTTAAGCAACTCTTTTCGCTCCGAAAATTCAGGATTTTCCTTACAGTAATCATAAAGAGTTGTGGTTCCTATATCAGCTAGAAGACAAGCTTCTTCATCGCTCAATCCTCTCACAAACAACTCTTCTAATTTCCGTAGTGTTCCTTGCGTCATCTTGGTTGGTCTACCACGCTTTGTTTTCGCCAATATCATCACCTCCAATCAAAATTAAAAAAGCCACACTTCGTTGTGTGACTAATGCATATTAGGTCTTGGTCCGATATGCGATTGACCAGACCTCCGAGTCAAGGTCCCCGCAGGATTCACTTACTCTTAAACGGGAACAGCAGGGCTCGAACCTGTGACCGTACGATTAGAACTCGTATGCTCTATCCAGCTGAGCTATGTTCCCAATTTAGATACCGAGTTCGATTGTATAAGGAGATTGGCTGTCAATTGACAACGACTGAAATGTTAACGTTTATCTCTTCTCGGTATCTTGACAATACTATTTTAACATCGACAAAAACGAATAATCTATACAAAAACTTTTGATTTCTTGGTCAAAACTCTAATTTTGAACTAACAAACTTCCGCTTCTATATTGTTCAGCAAACGATAGCAAGGCATCGTTGAGTTCGATATAGAAACTAGCCTCTGATAAGTACAAGTCGTTGTAGATTTCAAAATCATATCGCTTGCCTGCGTAAAGATACTTCTCGTAAAGTATACGTCTATGCGTAGGATTGAGTAGATTATTAATCGCATACTCGATAGCTTCAAGCTCTGCCTCAGCATCTACTCGATTGATTGCCAAGCGTTCCACGGGCCTGCTCGGATTGCCATTAGCTTGTCTCGGTTCGAAAGTGTACACTGCAGTAACTTTCTGTCCATCTACATCGTTCGCTACTCTACGCCAGCGAGGGTACTCTTTCAGTTTTCGTTTTGCATTAGCTTTCGTTTTTTCGAAATCAACTTCTGGAAAAAAAGTCATCTGCTCATACCTTTCTGTGATATAATAGTTTTAGAGTTTTATTCACAGAGTCGGTACAAGTAGTGCTGGCTTTTTTTATTTTTCCCACAGCTGTCTCTGATGGCTGTAATACGGATATTCAATCACAATCTTCTCCCTCTTCCTCGGTATGTATTTAGGTCTTTTAGGTTTAAACACAAGCTGAATATACAAACTGTCGATGGTATTCATGTTTTTTTCACTGGGTATTACCCCTCTTAGCCATCTATTTAGTTGTGTTACATGTACGCCTATTTCATCTGCGCACACGTCTTTTGTCCAACCGTTATGTCGCATTATGAATAAAATTTTATCTGCTGTGGTCATCTACCACACCCCCTCAATTTCCAGACGATTGTCTGATAAAAGATTGAATTCAAAGCCGATTTGACAATCCGACGAAAGACGAACCAACCCCGTTTCCAAATCTACGAATTCATGCAAAACTGGATAAACGTTGGCTATCGTTAAAACAACCTCTTTGTCCTCGTCATACATCTGCAATTCTTTGATTAGTTCTTTAATGGTCATCCCAACTCCTCCAACGCTACCCATCTGAATTGTGGGTATTTTTTAGCTTCTTCTTGGGTGCAGCGACATGCGTAGGTCTTTACGATTAATTCCGAATCCGTATCAATAATCGTATGTTTTCCATCTTTTCGGACAAGGATAGAATACTTCATCCGCTTCGGCTCTGGCACATCGACCAGTAGCACACCTAGATTTTCGTTAGTCATTGGTTGCCTCTTGTAATTTTTTTAAAGTGATTTTTGCATAAATCCATACCGTGAAATCTTTTGGAACATCTGTTGCAGAGCAACTTGTCACAAGTAAGAAACCTTTGTTGCTGATTTTTAAATAAACTGAAACTTCGATAGAATGCTATTCCTGTCTGACCAATTATAAAATCACACAGCTTTGTTGCTTTTCTCTTGTAGCACTCGTGGCATATATCATGTTTCGGTATGAATTGGACAACGTTGGTCGTCATTTAACACCTCCTGTTTCTCAGCGCTCACTACCCAAACTCTACCACCGCAAATCTTTTTCACTAATTTATCTTTAAGCGCTTCTTTTAATTCGTTGATAGCTAAACTACGTTTCTCAGACCTCATCACTCCGCCTTCTTAATCATATAAAACGCATTATGCGCACCATAATCATACAACCAATAGCCATCGCGTTGCGCTTTACGGATATACCAGCTTTTGATTCTTGATTTGGTATCAATCAAACGTTGCATGTACTTTTCAGCTTCTACTGCCGTGTCAAATGTGCCTTGTAGTTCTGGCTCGTTGTCATTTATTCGGAAATATAACTCAAACATTACTCCACCTCTTTCGCAAATCCCGCATCCCAAGCCCATTCAAAATCCTGTTTGATTTCGGATTCGGTGAGTTGAAAATCAGAGTCACTAAAATCTGGTCTTACATATACACATAGTTCAATAGCGTTATCGTTGTTATCCCTGCGCTTGAGGACTGTAGCGTTCCACTTATTTGCATTCGGATTCGGAATCTCCATCAGTAAGATAGATTTCAAGTTTTTGATCACTACACTTAATTGCTTCCAGTTTTTCCATTAACAACCTCCTGAGCACCCAGAATTGATAAAGTCTTTAAAGTTTTCAAGTTCTTCAACAACATCATCCAGCACCTTTTTCTCTTGTCTAATATCCTTCTCCGAAGCACCTTCACGCTTGATATAATGTTCCAAAGCGTGCTTCATGATATGCAATCTCACATATTCGCTTGCCATTATTCCTCCTCCAACAAAAGTTTCTCTAGTCTATCAAATTCTTTTTGAGTAACAGAGACATGGTTTGAACCATTTGGGAAAGGAGTTCTAAATTCTAGTTCATTAAAACCATACGATAACCTAGCTATTTCATTTACATTTACGATTAAATCCCACTCGGTACCGTCTGATATGTAAGTTATTTTTATAAATTTATTTTTCACTGCTCCATCTCCATTTTTTAATACAGTCAATCGCTTCCTGTTTATTCATCTGTTCCCTCCTACCCCACAAACATCTTACTTAGATTTGTCTGTTTTGCTTGTTTTAATAATTCTATGGTTGCCTCTTCCTTAGCTTCCATCTTCTCAATCACATCTAGATACCTTACAATTTCCGCTTGCTTCTCCAAGTCCGTATGGATTTTCAGCTTCATCTCGTTCAGGGTACCCACCTGGATATTTAGTCCCGTCTGGACGGTATAGATAAAATGCCCTGCTTGGAAAGAAATAGCATGATAGAGATACTTGGGCAATACCTTGTCATTCGGCAAAAATACAGCGTAATGACCTGGGACTTCCTTTTCTTCAGCGTGATAAAGCACTTGCCCTCTTGTCGCGCTAATTTGTATCAAGGTACAGCCAGCAGGATAGACCTTGCCACTCGACCGTTCTATGCTTGCTAGTTCTGTAATTTTGACTAATTTCATTACCATAATGTTAATTGCTCGCTTTCTTCTGTGATAAGTTTGGAAAGACTAGGCTTGTCCACATACTCACGCATTAATTCTTGTTCTGCTTCCAGCTCTGCCTGCTTGGTTGGTTCTGTCGCAACCAGTTGACCGAACAATCTCGCAAACTCTCGCTCCGTTTCAGCAATTTCCTTGTCAATCTCTATCAACTCCCTCAAGATGACCCCTAAAGGTTGGACTTCTTCAGGGATGAAGGTATCGACATAGCGAGGAATATTCAAGTTGAAGCCATTCTCGATAATCTCCTCCCAACCAGCCAGGTAAGAAAACCGCTCTGTTGTCATTCTCAAGGACACCACCGCAGCAATCTTCTTGATATGCTCCACATCCAAACTGTTCTGTGCTTTGCCCTTGGTAAATTCATCCTTGGCGTCTACAAAGAATACATCTTTCTGACTTCGTCCCTTTCTCAAGAGCAAAATAACAACTGGGATATCTGTATTCAAAAACAGGTTGGGTGCTAGACCGATAATAGTGTCAATTGCCCCATGTTCCAGCAACTGCTGACGAATAGTTCCCTCACTATTTGCACGGAAGAGAACCCCATGCGGAAGGATGAGCGACATACTACCACCGTCTTCCAGTTGATGGAAACCGTGCAAGAGAAAGGCAAAGTCCGCCTTGGTTCTGGGTGCTAGCCCGTAGAGGTCGAACCGTTCATCACTAATCGGCGTCCATGACATCGAGTAAGGTGGGTTTGAGATAACCACATCGACCTTCCTGTCGCTTGGATGAGCTATCTGACTGATAACACCGTCCTGGATAGCATAGACATTGAAACATTCCCGTGTCAGGCTATCGCCGTGAATAACTTCAGCGTCAATCTTGCGAATGGCTAAGTTAATCAGCAGAAACGGGATAACCCTTGCAGAAAATTCCTCACACCTCACGAACTCCACATCTGGATGATAGTTCAGATATTGGATGGTCAGACTGCCTGTCCCTGCACAGATGTCCGCTAGGCTCTTGCCACCTCTGGACACCCTTGCCAGTAATTCCGCCACACCATCAGGCGTGTAGTCCTGTTTCAACTTTTTACGGTCTGCCCCTTCTTCCTGAAAGAAGTCGCGGAACTGGTCCAGTTGCCTATCGCCATAGATGGCAGCAATGCGAGCGAGTAGGTTAGACTGCTCAGGGCTGAACAGTTTGGTCATTAGTGTCTGCGGAACTTCAAAAACCTCTTTGACCCCACATATTTCTAAAATAGCTTCTCGATTCAACTCCCCCACCCTTTCAAAAATTCTGGCATCTCATCGCCAATATTAATGCTGTCGTACTGTTCCCTGGTCACCAGAAACTTACCATACGGCTTGACCTCGACATAGTAATGACCATCAACCACGTCTTTAGACGTGACCTTGCCAAACATTTCTGTGCCTGCGTTGTCTACCTGGTATATTATGATGGGCTGTTTTACTTTCTGGCCCAACTCATCAAACTTGTACACGACTATTAGAGGTGTCGCCAAGATTGAAAATAAAATATAAAAGTTCGCAATCACTGAAAGATATTTCTTCATACTTCCTCCATATCCTCAATCAACCAATCCAAATGTTGTCTAGCTTTCTTCAAGTCCTCGACACCGTTCTTCTGCTGAAATCGCAACAGATACTTGATGACATTGCCCCAGTAGTAGGCGCGCTCGCCTGCTAAATTGCCGATAAAATTCTTGACCACTTCCAAGGCTTCCATACCATACTTACCTTGGTAGTGTTTCGGTTTGGTTACGTTGTTAAATTGTTCTTCTTGTCCCTCACATTCAGGACAAGTGCAAGCGTAAATCATTTGTGTCATAAAATTTCCTCCACTTCAATCTCAATTCTCGGTCTAGGACTGTACAGCTTTCTAGTTGTATGCTCGACGATGATATTATCATCTGTCCAAACACACCCCGCCTTGCTGATGCTGTCATAAACCGCTTTTTCCAGATTATCTAGGTCTGGTTTTTTATCTACGTAAATTCGCTCATTGATAAAGTCATCATACTGTCGCACTTTCTTTGCCCTGGACCGTGGTTTAGGCGGCTCTGACATTGACTTCGGAGCAGGCGTGTAGAATGTCATGTCTACCTTGATCGGCCCGTCGAAATATGGACCGTCATACAGTTGTCGAACAAGTTCAGTACATTTCTTCCTCCAAACAACCATCTTCCCATCTTCATAGACCGTCGCACGTCCGCCACGCATAGCTGCTCTTGGACGGCTCTGCGGTTTGGGTTCGATTGGTATTTCAAATTTCATTTCCAAAATCCAGCGACTGCCATTGTGTGAGTTTGGCTAAATACGGGCAGTCGCTATCGTCCAACTGTCAACTGATTGTTTCCAATTGACACGCTTTCTAGTTCGCTTTTTTCGTGGTTCACGGCACGTTAGTTTCATATTTCCAACAATTCACTAATCGACACTATGCGATTCAGTTTCTTTTTGCTTCGGCAATAATCGCATTTTCCGCATTTAGTCGGCCCAACTTTTCCAGTTGCCACATCCCATACATGACCAACACGCTCTGAAACGTATTCTAAGCCCTCTGAGAGCATTTCTTCGTCTAGGCTTAATATTTCCTTGTCTGGTTCGTTTTCTTTGCTTACAGCCACGATTAGAGGCCTATATGAACGTCCTGTCATTTGCTTCAACAATTCTCGGTAAACAGACAATTGAGCATGGTAGTTGTAATTAACAATATTTGCAAATGCACCGGGAACTTTTTGTTTCAACTCCTGACACCACTCTTCACCTTTAATTGTTTTCATAGTCTTCAAATCCACCATGTAATTTCTAGTGTGGTTGATAGAGTCTATTTTGCCCTTAAACGGAACGCCAGCAATTGTGCCGGTCACAATCATCTCTTTCTCTACCTGGTCTCCTTTTCTGCCGTGGTAGAGGTTATTGAACAGTTCATCAGTTTCTAGTGTTGCTATCACCTTATCTGCTAATTTGTAATCAGCTAGCAAGCCATACGGCTTACGACTAGAAAACAAATCCGACTTATGCTCTTCTAAAAATTTCTGATGAGCTTCTGCGCTCTCAAAATAGCTGTGAACATAGTTGCCGAAAATCAAGGGCTTCTGGTCTCTGTCCTCTACCCACTTCCCAGTATCCAGAGCCAATGCTTTTGCCTCGCACTCTAGATACTTCTTGAAGCGTGATACTGACATGTAGTCTTTGTCATCATAATAGTTATCTTGCGTTAGGGTCTTCATACTTCAAATCCAACTCCCCATTATCTTTTAGCTCGCTTACCTCTTCCAAAATTTCGCCTGTTTCAACATCAACAGACATCAAGTCATCAAGCAACTGTTGGTCTGCATTGACTGGCTCGGCCGTTTTGATGTCTCGTGGTGTGTTGTCGCTCTCGCTTTCATCACTCTGCATTCCTGTCTGCATTTCCACTGACAGCGGACCGTAAATGCTTAAGATATGCTTCAAGACCGTTTTGCGTGCCATTGCATCAAAGTCTGTTTTCCAAGGGCCATTCCCAAAAGTTTTAGAAAACTTCTTACCATGCGCTTCAACTTCCGCTTTTGTCCAATAGGTCAGTTTACGGAAGCCATTTAACAAACTAAAACTTGCGAAATATCCTACAACCTCATCTTGTGGTTGAGTAAAATCAAGAGTCAGTTCTTCGAACAATGGGTCATAAGATAAAAGCTGGCTCTTGTAAACCGGACCTGCATTGATACTCTTGTACTTGCCACTGCGTTGCGCCAATTCAATCAAACCTTTATAACCCAATTGGAATTGCACCTGCCCTTTATACGGAACTAGGTAAGCACGACCTAAGCTTGGTTCAATCGGCAAATTTAATACCGCTGCTTTCATAGCTGATGTCATGATCGATTCGTTTGATGCAGATTTTAGCGATGAATTGCCTTGGATAACAGACAAGATACTTGTTGCGAATTGCACCCCTGCACCTTTCCAAACGTCATCAAATGATTTTTGAACGTTTGGGGCATTAAAAAAGTTTTTGTGTGTTACTACTTGATTTGTTGTCATAATTTTCCCTTTCATTTCTAATACTCATAGCCTGTGGCTACATTGTCTTTCCATTCGTCGTAGGCTCTGTCTTCATCTTCGTCCGTCTTCCAGATGTCGACCAGCGGTTCTGGCGGTGTGCTTAACCATGTATCATAATCAAACATCAAAACTCCACCTTTCCACCGATTTCAGACCAACCAGCCCACTCATCTAGCTTCTTCTGGATGATATGGTGTTTCTGCTGCAATAACAGCCCTCTGACTTCATCGCCTATCTGACCGTACTTTTCTTCGTGGTCAGCAATCATTTTTAATTTCTCTTGCATAGTCCCTCCTAAAACGGTAATTCTCGTCTGCTTTGCGCATTATCTGGATACTTAAAGATATTGTTCATCGCGCCTTTCATGATCCGGCTAACAAGTGAGCGGTCATACACCTTCTGCATCTGTTCCCCTGTCAGGTTGGTGTTGATGATGGTTGTATCACGTTCATCCAAAATCTGATAGAGGATGTTCTGCTTCCAGTCGTTCGCTTCCTTGGTTTGTCTGCCAAACGTCGATTCCTTGCCTAGATCATCCAGGAAGAGATAGTCAACTTTGGTAAGCATATCAATCATCTGTTGGGCACTAGTCCCGTCTTTGTAACCGAACCCTTCTTGGATACGCTGAAACATTTTCGGCACCGAGATGAACAGTACACTCTTCGGTTCAGAGATTGACCGCCAATCGATATTCAACTTCCTAGCGATACTGATAGACAGATGGCTCTTCCCGATGCCAGGTTTGCCTTGGATAATAGCGTTCCCTTTACCTTGATGTTTAAAGTAGAACTCATTCAACCTTAAAGCAAACTGTTTCGCTTCTTCCTCGATTCTGTTGGTAATCGTATAGGTCTTGTAAGATGCATCTTTCAACTCTTTTGGTATCATGCTTTTCTTTGCGAAAATATCATACGAACTAGCCCACATCTCAACCTCCAAAGCTTGCCCAACTTCTCTCAACTGTTGCTCGTTCATCTTCTCTCTAGTGCACTCAGGGCAACAAGTAATGTATCGAGGGACTGTTTCGTCTTTGACCATAACTTTGTTTTTTGTCCGCCACAAGTAGACTTGGTGCTTTAAGCACATCTCATCTATCACATCGTGGACTTCTCCAATCTTCATTCAAAATCCTTTCAGTTTTTGGTATAATTCAGTCAATCCACAAAGGAAGGAGGGGATTGAATGAAAGTGATTCCTAAATTACTTGAGATGTACAAAACAGTCGAAGTTGAAATGAAAACTGGTTCTGGATACTTGGTTAAGAGTCAGACCGAAATTCCTGATTTCTACATCGCAAGCGTGCTTTCGGAGTACCACAATCAATACGTAAACGAGTCAATTGTTTATATCAATCAAGATGACGTTTCATCTGCTCGTGGTGTCGTCGATACTTTGTTCGTTGATAGCGACATCTAAGTTATCAACCAATCTCTTCGAAGTGGTGTAAACACCCCAGCCATAGTCCGTTAAAGCTTTATCAATATTCTTTCCAAACAATGATTCAACAGCTGAAACGGATTTTTTTAGTGTCTTAATAATTTCTTGTTCTTTCATTTGCACCTCTTTCTAGTAGGGCGGTGGATAGTTTGGATCCGGTTCTAAATAGTCTGATTTCCGGCAATTCGTTCTACTATCAACAAACCGCCTCTGTTTCTCGTCCTGTCGGGCGATGGTTCTGATGTCGTTTTTTGTCCAATTAGTTAGGATAGAGTTGATATAGTTGAAATATCGCTTAGAACCATCAGCAGCTTTATCGATAGCCCTCTTGACCAATTCGGGCTCAAAATGTTCAATTTCAAGATACTCTTTCAACTTCTCATATTGAAAACCATCTAAGGAACCAATTCTTTGTTGATAGTAATCATAAATATTTGTGTCAGTAGCAGTTTTTCTATTATCTACTTCTAACTCTAAATTTATATCTATATCTTTCTCTATATCTATATCTATCTCTCCGTTACGTTTTGTTTCATCACTGTTACTTTGTAACACTTTCTGGCTCTCGCGATGCTTGCGAACTCTACGGGCACTTGCTGTTTCGCTACCTATTAACTCTGGAACTTGTTCAAGTTGAAACTCAAATTTATCCTTTGTAGTTAGCAATTTTTTATTTGTCAAAAACAACAAGGTCATTCTTACTGCCTCAACATCCTCATCAATCAGCAAAGAAATTTCTTCTGCTAGATCATTCCCTAGATTTTCAAAATAAATCTTTCCACTATCTTGTAGACTAGCCAACATAATTTTTAGATAAATGATCGTATGTTCATCACCGCCTGGCAACCGTCTGAGAAGTTTCATTTCTTTTGAAGTGAAGAAATCTTCTTTCAACTGCAACCAGTAATATCTCTTATTTTGCGTTACTGCCATTTCCCCTCAACTTTCTAATGTTTCCAATCGCTTATCATAAGCACGGATATACCACTCTTTCAGCTCTGCATATAGCTCCTGTGCCATTTCGTATTCCTCTTCGGTCAAGTCTCTGTTATTGGATTTGCCGAAAACATTCAAGACCAGAGAGCGAACAGAATTGTGAATCTGTCCAAATGTTAGCGTGTGGTAGCTGGTTTCATCTATCACTTCGTTATGCCGCGGCTTGTTGGTGTAGATAAAGCCAACAGGGTTGACGGACTTCACTCGCCAATTCTGGCTCAATCTCGCTACAACTTCAGGATACTTCTGGTTGATTTCCAGTAACTCGCTACCCTCAAAAGCTACAGGGCTAAACAATCCTTGTGGTGTGATTGGCTTATGTTCCATGCGTTCCTTGATAAGCGCTTCTAGTTCTTCTTCGGTTAATGTGTATGTTTTTGCCATTTTGATTACCTCCTAGTTATAGCGTTTGCCTGCAAGCTGTATATAAGCCCCGTAGCGCTCGTTTTCAAGGGGTCTGGTATATTTACCCTTAGAAACATTTTTCGGCTTGCTATGGAGCTGAAAAGTGCCTAAACCAACGCAAAACCATAGATAGAGGTTCAGGGGTGTCAAAATGGCAATCAATGTTAATGTTTGCTCGATCGTTAATGTTAGTTCTTCCATGATGTGTCCTTTCGATTTCAAGGTACACAAAAAGCGTACCCCTTTCTGTTTTTCTGTTTGACAAATAAGAGTACGCTTTATATAATAAAAACGTGCTCGTATTTGTTATGAATATGGGTGCGAGGGAACTGTTAGAGTGTACGGATTGGCGTTTGTAGCACTCTAACGGTTTTTATTTTACCGATTCATCAAGCAAATCAATCGCTCTAACCACAGTATCAGCTTTCGATATACCAAGTTTTTCTGATAAATGAGTAATTTTATCAAACTCAGCTTTTGTTAATCTGATAGCCATGTGTTTATTGCGCTTGGTGTCACCTTTAATCGGTCGCCCCATTTTTGCTGACATCTGTTACTTAGTAAAATACCAAATTGTCAGCCCTAGTAAGATAGCTCCGACAAGAAAGTTGACCTTTTCTTTCCAAGTGGTCTTAGAAATCGTCATCTCTACCTTACCGAACTTTTTATGATAAAGCACTTTGTTATCCATTGCATTTTATCCTTACTTCTGCTAAAATATAACTAAACGGATAGGGAGCTTCCGCTCCGCTATCTCTAAAGAAGTTTGAAGGTGATTTGAACAAAGTAGAGATTGATTGTCAGGGTAATCTCTTTTAGCTCAAATCCCTTTTTTCTTTTGCGTTTAGCCATTCTTGGTAAGTCCTTTCTACTAGATTTTGTTAGGTTATCTCAACCTTACAAGATAATTATAACATTTGTGTTGCGCTATGTCAAGACTTTTTGCAACACATTTTTTATTTTTTTTGAAAAAAACTTTCCCAACGCACCCATATTCAATTGTCAAAGGACACTGCAATCTAACACGATTGCGGATTAACTAGCCACTAATAACTGATAAGCTTCTAAATCCAACTCCACCATGACACCTAAATTCTTAATAGAGGTGTCAATCTGTTTGCGGTATGCTGCGATACCCGCTTGCCGTTCTTCTTCTGTCTGAGCGATGAAATAACCGAAATGGTTGTCACGTTTTAGCCCGTAAACAGGGATTTTGAACTTGTTTCTCAACTTAACGACAATTTGTTCTACAGTTCTTTTCTCAATCCCAGTCACTCGAGTAATATCTTTTCGAGGTTTTGGGTTATCAAATGTTGCATATTTTACCTCTGCAAAAACAACCCGCTCATTTTCCGTCATATTGTTAATCATCTTCTGAAATTCCGTCATATTCTAAAATCCTTTCTACTTACAAATCCCGCTATTTTTCATCACAACCGCCACAGAATCGACGATCGTTCTCAAAAACCGATTTTCTGTCTGCAAGTCGTTTACTTTATTTCGAAGTTGAATATATTCTTCGACGCTGATTTCAACTGTTGTATGATTATCCTGCATACCGTGCTATCTCCTTATCTACTTGCTGAGCGTTCCGTTTCAGCCCGTTGCGAGCTTTTTCAATGTCACAGGTACTCTGATACCCCATGCCTGCCTTAAAGCCGTACAGATAATCTCTACGCCGAATTTCTTCAAACTCCTTGTACTTGCGCTCCTTCTCAGCCTTCCGCTGTTCCACTACTGCCGCCGTCAAAATCGGCAGAGCGAAAATTCCTAATGTTAAAATTGCTTCTGTCATATCAACTTCCAATTTACACGCATCCACTCAACCACCGCATCTCGTGGAAATCGTGGGTGCGACCCTTTCTTATCAATTCTTGGGAAATCCTTCAGATGTGACACCCTTTGGAATTCCGTCTCATTTGCAATACCCAACAACTTCTTGCATTGCTTGCTGTTGAGTAGCAAAGGCAGCGCAAGTTCTATGTTAAACACCTCAAACACTTCTACCAGTCTGACTTTTAGTTGACTGATAAATCGTGATATGTAGCTTTCAGCAATGTCATCCATCTTGTCAAACCTCACTTTCGTGTGTTATAATTTAAGTGATTTTTTTAGTAAGCCACTGTTCCCGCAGTGGTTTTTTTGTTTTTCAAGCAACATCATCAGCCAAAAATTTATTGATAAAATACTGCTGACCTTTGCCAGTAACTTTTACAGTTTTGCTAATCGAGATATGACCGTCAGCATGTGTGATAGTCGTCTCTTTGATTTCAAACAGACCTAGTTCCATAGACTTCTGCGTTGGCATGTTCCAATCACTGCCCTTGCGCTTAATGAGATAGCCGTTCTCACGCAACCGCGCAAACAAGCGATTAGCACCGATTTTAAAGCCGTTTTGACTGATTAACTTAGCTAGGTCTCCAACCAAGATAGATGAGTGACTAGCACTCACAGCGTCTGCAAATAGCACCTTGGGTTTATCCGCCTCAATCTGTGCTTCCAGCTGATGCACCTTCTTGTCAGCCAATAGCAGAGCGCGAGCCATAATCTTCTCTGGACTGTTGAAGTCCTTTTCTATTTGGATAAAGTACTGCCGTACCTGCTTGCCTCGGTCTGTCCGTTGGATCATAGCAATTTCCTTGGCCATGTCCAGCTTGATAATATGGTCAACCGCTCGACGACCTCCCGTACTTTCGCTCAAATTTGAGCAGAAGTCCTGTCCTTCGACAAATCCATATTCGGTCATTCTAGGGAACCAGTCCTTATATGCCGTCTTGACACCCAAAGCCTCATGCAACTGCCGACCAGACACAACAGGCTCTTGATTATCATTCACACTAACGTTGATAATTTCGTTCATAAAATTCCTTTCTGATTTGATATAATTAAAATAAAAACGATTGGAGAAATATTATGATATTTCAAGCAAAAATAAATTCTTCTGTTTCTAGACCTGTAACTATCGATGATATCTGTCCAAATTGTAAAAAACCAACCAATCCACATCTGGTGAACTCTTCTTATTTTCCTCTCGGCGAAGAAAAAACAAGTTTGGTCTTAACATTTAGATGCTTAGGTTGTAAGCACTTCTGGACAGAAGAATTTATAGCAACAAGGCATCGGATTAATTCCTACACCGATAAATACGAAATCGAACATCTTAAAGTTACTCCTAGCCTCCCAAGTGATATACCTATTTCTGACGATGTAGAATTAGTTTCCCCAATCGGTAAACAAATCTATGTTCAAGCCCTAAAAGCAGAACATGAACAACTCGACCACATCGCAGGAATCGGCTATCGAAAGGCACTTGAGTTTTTTGTTAAAGATTTCTCTATTGTCACAAATCCTGATGACGAAGATAAAATCATTAAAATGCCGTTAAAACAGGTTATCGAAAAATATATCAAGGATGATGACCTTAAAACATTTGCACTTGCATCTGCTTATATTGGCAACGACGAAGGTCATTACTATAGAAATAATCCTGATAAAGATTTTTCTCATCTCAAAAATTACCTTCACGGAGTTATTCACTACATGGAAATGAAACTCAATTTTCTTGATGCTCAAGAACTTGTAAATCGCTCAAAGAAATCTTAGCGTCAAGTTCATCCACCTTCTCCGCAATATAGGCCACAGTCCTCAGTATTTCATTGAGGGCTGTTCTTTCTAGTTCGTTCATCCCCTTCTCCTTTCTAGTCCTCAAGGACAAGACGCTTAGTCTTGATGACAACTTCTTCAATACGAGCACGTTTCAAGCCTTCACTGATAAAATAATCAATAATAGCACTACGGCTCATTCCTGTACCAATTGACAAGCTGTCTACCTCGTCGTAGTTCTCACGACTAATGACCACTGTGGGACGGTTATTCCCTTTCTGCCCTGTACTTGGGCGACCGTATCTTTGTTTTGACATGTTAGTCCCTTTCTAGTTTGGCTGGTTTTATGCGGTTAAACCGCAATGCTATCTAAAAAAATAATGTCATCTATAGACAATCCAAAATTTTCTGCAATTTTATAGGCTGTTTTGACATCTGGATTTGTTTTCCCTTTTTCCCAATTTGCCCATGTGTCAGCAGTAACACCTACCAGCTGACCAGCTTGTTTTTGCGTAAGATTGTCCCTGGCACGCAACATTTTTAGCGTCCATTTCAATACTCCTCACCCCTTTCTAAATTCATCTAGGCTGACATCCAAAGCGTCAGCGATTTTAATGACATCCTCAAACTTCAAGGATTTCTTTCTACCCATTTTTAGATCAATTAGGCTATTTTTATTGATGCCTGCAAGCGTAGCAAGCTTATTTTTAGTCATACTTTTTTCTTTTAGCAGTTTTTCAATTTTTTCCCACATATTCTTCCTTCAGTTACTAGATATAGTATTCAAAAAGTTATCCACAACTACATGTTGATTTTTCAATAACTTTCTGCTATAATATTCTCATGAATAACCCAACATCTTTTATTCATAAAATTTTGATAGAAAGGAGAAGAATATGGCGAAAACTTGTAGACCATCCAAACCTGTTAGCAAAGCTGGCAAAACATTGGCGACTAGCAAGTCTGCTTCTGCAAAATCCAAAGCAGGCAAGACCTTAGCCAATCATAAGGAAGCTAAACATTAAATAGCTTCGGATTATCAATTAAAACTTGATGCAAGATTATAGAAAATCGCGTTACTAAATCTTCATCTTGTTCTTTGTATCCGGCTTCTTGCAACATGGCATGTGTTAATTCATGGATTAGCACTTGCCTTTTTCTTTCCTCTGAAAGACTTTCTCGAACATAGATTATTTGCCGCTCGTAATCGCAGTACCCCCACAGATTTCGTTCATCATCATATGCTTTGAAATGTTCCTGTACAATTACCAAATAAGTAATGCCACAAACTTTTATTTCTGCCTTCGCCTTCTCTCCCATCCTTTCCACCTTCATTTCTTCCTCCACTTCACAATCTGCCGTATCACAAACGACAGGACCAACAAACCAGCTAACCAATAGATCATTGCTTTCTTTGGCAAATGGTGGTATACTTCAAATAAGAGGTTGGGGCTTTCGCCCCTTGCTCTTACTTTTTGTTTTGTAAGTTCCGCTTGTGCTCAAGCACTTGTTTGTGCCATAAGCGAGCTTCTCTTACTAAGCCTAGAATGATAATCGGGATTGCTAAGTCGTTATCAGCTAGGCTTTTTAGTATGTCCACCATTTGCTTTTCCTCCTGTTTTAGTTCGGTCATTTCCCTGACCTTGATTATATTATACTGCGGTTAAACCGCAATGTCAAGAACTTTTTGCGTTTTTTTCGCAATTTTTTTGTTTTTTCTTGATTTTTTTGCGTTTTTGCCGTAAAATCTTCATTAGAAAGCGAGGAAAAATGCTATGCCGATAGAAAACAAAGATATTTTCTCGAAAAATCTAAAATACTATATGGACAAAAAAGGGGTTGATAGAAACCAACTCTGTTCTGATTTAGATTTAAAGTATACAACTGTACGAGACTGGATAAAAGGTATTACATACCCACGAATTGGGAAAATCGAATTACTTGCAAATTATTTTGGAATTAACAAATCAGATTTGATTGAAGAAAAATCCACAATCCCTTCTACCACCCCTAAAACCGTTTCTGACGACGTTTTGAGATTGGATAGGGATTTACATTCAAACAACCACAAAAGCTGGATACGGTACGGAAATGCGCTTCTAGATAAACAAAATACAGTAACAGACAGTAAGAATACAGTAAACGAGCTGCAAGCCACCTACCACACCTACAACTACTACGACCAACCCGCTTCCGCTGGCACAGGTCAGTATCTGAATGATGTAAAGGTCGAAACAATCGAATTACCTATTGAAGTGGACGCTGACTTCGTTGTCCCTATCTACGGAGACTCCATGGAACCAGAATACCACTCAGGCGATTATATATTCGTCAAACTATCCGTAGATCTATCTGACGGCGACATCGGAGTATTCGCTTATAACGGCGACGCCTACATCAAGCAACTCCGTATCACAGACCAAGGCGCCTACCTCCACAGCCTGAACCCAGACTATGACAACATCCCCATCACAGCAGACACCGACTTCCGAACCATCGGCGAAGTCGTGGAGGTGTATAGGGAGAGGTAAATTCAACACCAGAAATAAATATCCTTGACTATTTCACTCATTTTGGTATAATGAGGTTAGTCAAAAGCCTTGTTCGTCAAGGATACGATATTTATTTATAAAGCCTTGTTCGTCAAGGACAAACAGTCTGGTGTACTTTTCTAAGTGCACCTTATTTTTTATCAAGGAGTTACCATGACATTCCAACAAGGAGAAGTCTACCTTGTCAATTTCACACAAAAAGGCGGAAATGAATTTTACGGCAAGCACTACGCTATCATTCTGACACCGCCCGATAAAACAGACGGCACACTCTTGGCTGTACCATTAACAGGTAAAAAAGCAGGTAAAAAGTACCGAGGTGGTATCACGCTGGATAATACCAAATACCAAGACACACCATCAAAACCCAAAGCCTACGCCTATGTCCGAAAAATACAAGAAATTGACAAACGCAAAATCATCTACAAGACCAAAAAGCAAGTAGACTCCTCTGGAGTTCCCCTCACTGACAAATCAGGAAAGGCACTATTCCAGAAAATCTACAAACCAGCCTACCAACTCGACCAGACAGATTTGGACAAGTTAAAAGCAAAAATCAAAGAAGTCTTGCAATTAGATATCGAATAACAAAAAAATCCCCACACTCTCCGCCGACCAAAGCTTGAGTGTAGGGTAATTCCGTATAGTAAAAACCTGCTTTGCAGTAGGTCTCTTTACTATACCCATTTTATCAAATTAGAAAGGGTAAATCAATGGCATATTTTAGAAAAAGGGATAACGGATGGGAATACCGTATCTCATATAAAGCCCCAGACGGCTCATATAAGCAGAAATCTAAGTCAGGATATAGAACCAAGGCAGAGGCTGTTCAAGCAGCATCCCAAGCTGAAATTGAGCTGTCCAACGGCATTGTGGAAGATAAGAACATTACCCTTGCTGAATACTTTGAAAAATGGATGCTTGTCCACAAGAAGCCTCATGTCGGACCAGAAACATTTGGTAAATATGAATATACCCTTAAACTGATTACTATATACTTTCACGAAACGAAACTCTCGAAAATAAACGCTACTTCCTATCAAAACATTATAAACGAACTGGCAAAATGTTATGTGAAAGATAGTGTCAAAAGGTTCAATTCGCATATAAGAGCAGCAATTAAAGTTGCTATCCACCAAGGGATTTTAAAAAAAGATTTTACCGAAATTGTCAAGATTTTCTCCGATGTCGAATCCAAGAAAGAGGAGGATAAGTACTTGGAACTTGATGAATACGAACAAGTAATCACAGATTATCGAAAGACAATTAAGTACCAGTCCCACTTCTTCCTGTACACTATCGGAAAAACCGGACTTCGTTTCTCGGAAGCAGCAGGCATTACAGAGCCTATCGTTGACCGCGAAAATATGTGTTTACGAATCCGCAGGACTTACAAGGTTTACGGAAAGAAGAAAGGTTGGGGACCTACTAAGAATCCGCAATCAGAACGAGATGTGCCATTTGATAGTGAGTGGCTGAAAGCATACGACGAGTACATGAAAGTTGGATATATAGACAATCCAGATAAAAGATTGTTTACCAAATTGACAGGGACTGGCGAAAATAAAATTTTAAAGAAAAAGACACGTCAAACATTTAATGTACACGGCTTACGTCATACCTACGTTAGCTGGCTAATCTATCATGACGTGGACGTTGTGACCATTGCCAAGTTAGTAGGACACAAGGATGCGACCGAAACATTGAAAACATATTCGCACTTATTCAAGGCAAAACAAGAAGAATCATTCGACAAAGTCAGAAATTTAATGGAAAAATTTGGGGCGGATTTGGGGCGAGAAAGTTAAAAACCCTTGTTTATCAAGGGTTTTTGTTGTATTTTCATCTCCCCTGCAGGAATCGAACCTGCAACTAATTCTTAGGAGGAATTTGTTATATCCATTTAACTAAGGGAAGTCTGCTTCTCTATTGTACCCCAGAAGAGAGCAGATTGCAAGAGCAAGGTTATATAAGTTTTTTCAAATCTTTACAAAAAGCAGAACCTACTCTAAGATGAAACACAATTGTTTTTATGTATTTCTCTCATAATAGTCTCTAAAAGAAGTAATTCTAAAATGTACTTCGAAAGTTTGTCGTTTTTATGCTTGATTCCTACTCCCCTTCCTTACGTCTCACTGAGACAGCCATTCCGAGTGAAACTAAGCCACCCAAGCTAATAAGAAGTGAGCCTAGGGCTTCTTGACCGGTATTTGGAAGTGTTTGATTTCCTGATGCTTTTTCAGTTTTCTTATTTGAAATAGGAGCCATACTTCCAGATGGTGCCGGTTGCTCGGTTGCTTTCTGATTTGTTACACTATCGCCACCGTCATTTGCTTTCTCAGGTGTTTTCACATCAGTAGTTGTCCCAGCATTATCTTCTTTTTCTTCTGCTTTTGGTTCTTCTACGTACTTCTCTACAAATGCTTTTCTACCTGGAATTGTTGCACTAATGGTTTGACCTGCTTTTTCTAAATCAGTCAAGTACTCCACAAATACTTCTGTATCTGGATTGATAGCACCAATCAGTTTAGCTTCTTTGAAAATCGAGAAGCCATCCCCACCACCAAATAAGAAGTCGTTGATGACAAGTGTATAGGTTTCTGTCGGAACAATCTCCGTCCCATCTTCTTTGAAGGCTTTAACAACCTTATAAGGATTTTCTTCCGTTGGATTGTCAGCCTTCGTGTAGATATATTTAATTCCAGACATTTGAAGGAAATATTTTTCACCTTCATCATATTGTTGATTTAAGGCTGTATAAATCTGCTCACCTGTCATTTGAACGACTTGTAGGATATTCCCAAATGGTTGAACAGCTTGTGCTGCTCCCCAAGTAACTGTTCCATCTTCTTGGACCTTCAAATCTGCCCGAATCCCGCCATCGTTTGTCATTGCAAAGTCAACATCATAACCCGATTTCTTAGCGATAGCTAATTGAGCCGATGTTACTAGATTACCTACAGCACTTTCTTTAAATTCATTCACTTCGCGTGAAATATCTGTCGCTTGACTAGCTGTAGCAATTTTTTGCTCAGTTACTTTTTTAACAATGGTATTTGCCTCATCTACAATTGCCTGAATTTCCGGACTTGGTGTTTTCTGCCCTGGTGCTACTGCAATAATTTTCGCAGTCGGAACAGCTTTAAAGTCGGCAATATCTGTATCATAAACAGCCCTAACATCTGCGTAAGCCTTACCTTGTGAGGTAGCTTGAACAATCAAGGTTTTGCCCGTTGTACCGTTTGTATAGACATGGTTATGGCCAGCAAATACAAGGTCAACTGAGTGTTCAGGATAGATTTCATTTAGCTTAGCAATCATATCTGCAGCTTCACCAGCAGCCACACCATCCTTGCTTGTAGCCGGAACGTGAGCCAGTACAACTATCGCATTTACACCTTTTTCAGCTAATTCACGCGCATATTTAGCAATCGTCTCTGCCTCATTCAAAAAAGTGTACTGCTCATAGTTTTTCTTCAAAACAAGATTAGGAATTTCTGTCGTAACTACACCAATAAAGCCAATCTTAGCTTCTTTATCATTCACGGGAATAGTCTTAATAGCGTAGGGCTTCCAACCATACGGAATTTCACCTGTTTCTTTGTCAATAACGTTAGCAATAACAATCTCCTGTTTAGCAGCTTCACGAGTATAATTATCTACAATCTCATTAAACTGACCTTTTTTTGGAGCTTCACCAGTCATGATACGGTTATACTCATCAAGTCCCTCATCAAACTCATGGTTCCCCAAAGTTCCGTATTCAACATCCATTTTATTAAAGACTTTTACAGTTGGTTCATCTTGCAAAAGTCCAGAATTCGATGGACTTGCACCAACCATATCCCCAGCTTGAACACGGATAGACTCTGCAGGTGTCTCTGTTTCTGCTGCTGTTTCTTCAAATTCTGCTTGTGAATCATCCATGTAAGCATCAAGTAAAGCGGCAGTTCCTGCATTACGAACTGTTTCCCCTTCCAATCGCGCTGTCCCCGTCATATCAAGCGCACCATGGAAATCATTAACTCCCATAATTTGGACAGCTAATTCATCTGCTAAAACAGCTTGTGTTGCAATAACGCTAAAACCAGCTACAAGAGCTAGTATACTGCTTTTCAACCGAATATTCTTTTTCAT